TATGGGGGCCTCATTATTGGTTTGTGTTATATACAATTGCTTTATCATATCCATTACATATTAATGAGTGTACAAAAAAAAAATATTACGACTTTATAACAAATTTGCCTCTTTTTTTGCCAGTTCCTGATATTGGAGGTGTTTTTAGTAAGTTTTTAGATGCATATCCTGTAACACCATATTTAGACTCGCGAGAATCATTATCTAAATGGGTGCATTTTATACATAATAAAATTAATAGCTATTTAGGTAAACCCGAATTAACATATTATAATGCTTTAAATAAATATTATGAACATTATAAATTAAAAGAAATTAAAAAAAATGATGAGCGCAAAAATAAAGAAAAATATATTTTTGGTTCTATAATAATTGTAATTATTGTAGTAATAATATATTTATATATAAAATATTAATATGAAACTTGAATTAATAATTTTTTTAATAACTATTTTTGTATTAGCAAATACATATTTTGAAGGAAAATTAATTAATAAACTCAAACAATATCAAAAATATTACAAAATGGTATTTTTTGCTTTTATAGGTTTGTGCATATATTTGTTTATTAAAAAAAATCCAAGCAACTATAAGGAAATTGTATCGCATGCAAATAGTTATATAAAATATTTACCGATTGATAGAAATACAGCCAGTTTTATAACTCCTATTATTGATTTAACATCTAAATCAATAACAAATGAATTAAATAATAATTATAATTTTTCTAGTCCCATAAATAATCAACAAACGCAAAATTTATTAGCTTCAATAAATAATAATCAAAACCATTTGTCCAAGCAACAACAAAAAATATTATCTTCTGGAAATATTTCAACAAAGAGAAGTGTAAGCGAAACAAAAAAAAAATATGTAGCTGCTTCACAAAATTGGCATTGTAAACATTGTAATAAACAATTACCGGCGTGGTTTGAGGTAGATCATGTCAAAAAATTAGAATACGGAGGTTCAAACAATATTGATAATTTAGAAGCACTATGTAGAGATTGTCATGGAAAAAAAACAGCTTTTGAAAATTTATAAAAAATATACAAATATACAAATATATAAATATACAAATATATAAATATAGTAATAAATAATATACTTATAATGTAATATATTATTTATGAGTAGTTCTCTAACAGATAGTTTTACAAATATTAAAACTAATTATTATTATACTATAATTATAGCAATATTATTGCTAATAATGGGAGTATTTTATTATCTAAATGAGATGCAAAATATTTTTAAAATTAAAAGCACTAAATACGAAATATTTATGTGGTTATTTTTAGTAGCATTTAGTATATATACTTTTTTATTTTATGTTCATAAACGTGTTAATGAAGACACAAAATATACTAATATTAAACCAGATGATACTTTCCTTATGATGTATAAATATGTGGGATTGTTATTTTTAATAATATTATTTCCAGTATTATTAATTAATTTTATATTGTATTTGCATCAAACCAATAATAATGTTTTCAATATTACGCAAAATATATTAGGAGTATTAATAGTTATTGTTATTTTTGCAATTATTGCAAAAGTATTTGCTATAAAGCCTAGTAATGTTGAGAAAACTGGTGATGAGGAAACTGAGAATTCTTTTCAAAAATTCATAACACTATTAAAAGATATAATATTTTTTATTCCTTGTTTACTAATTATATTAGTAGATGAAATAAATGAAGACATTAAATTAACACCTTCTTCTATTTATTTATTATTTTTCATATTATTAATTTTCATAACATTAATATTTTTATTGCCTATAGTATTTACATATTTAGCAAAACATAATAAAAATGATCTTTTATCTGGAGAAGGTCCTTTTTACTTAAATGAAAAGAAAACTTTAGGAAAATATCAAAATTTAGACAAAAATGTTAGTTCAAATCTTGCTATTCCAAACTTTAATAGTTCTAATTCTGAAAATGCCTCTAGTGGTAATAGTTTGAATAATATGCTATTAAACTTTAAAACAAACTTTAATAGTACTCAAAGTAGTTCTAGTGAAAATAGTTCAAATGAAGATGTTGTGAAAAATGAATATAATAAAATTAAAGACAATATTTCCGATAATACTAAAGGCTATGATTTTAAAATGTTTCAAAACGATTTAAATGGTCAATATAATATAGGAACAAAATATTATAATTCATCAAAAATTCATAATAAATTTCCTTATAATTATACTTATAGTATAAGTTTTTATATTTATATAAATCCACAACCTACAAATACCTCTCCTGCCTATACCAAAGATACTGAATTATTTAATTACGGATTTAAACCAGTTATATATTATAATGGAAACTCTAGAAAAATTATTATAAAATCAAGAACAATAAATAATAAAACAGATCAACTAGATACTATATATGAAATGACTAGTGTGAAACATCAAAAATGGTTATATTTTGTTATTAATTATGAAAATAATAATATAGATGTGTTTATTGATGGGAAATTAGTAGGTTCTAAGAATAATGTAACACCTTATTTTGTTGGAGATAGCGTCACTATCGGTGAGCATGATGGTATACATGGAAGTATTAAAGAAATATTTTACTTTGATAAAATAAAAACTCCTGATTCTATACAATTTTTATATAGTTTAACTAAAAATAAGAATTCAATTTAAGAATAAAAATAAAAAAAATAAAAACAAAAATATAAAAATAAAACAAAAATATAAAAATAAAACAAAAATATAAAAAAATAAAACAAAAATATAAAATATTAATATTTATATATATTAATATTTTATAATGAGTGTTATAAATATTATAATTTTGGTAATTCTTGCTTTAGTATTATTCTGGGGAATAAACAATATTTTTTTCAAAACAAATATAATTTATGATAAAATGTGTGAAGCATCTACAAGAGCAACAAATACTACAGATAGCACATCTAATAATAATGTAATTGTTGCTGATGATATTCCCGAAACTACTTCCTCCAACTTTACATTGAGTGTTTGGTTTTATATAGATAATTGGGGAAATGAAATTGGAAAGGAAAAAAATATTTTATTTATGGCTGCTAGACCTGATTCAACAACAGTTACACAACTACAAAATACTCTTTCTGGTATTAGCACAAAATATAAAATTACATCGCCTGCTAGTGGAACGCATAAAAATATCAACGTTGCATTAGATAAATATGAAAATAATTTATTCATAGATATAGAATGTTTCCAAGATAGACCAGCAGCAATTGGAACATCCGCTGAAACAATTTATGCTAGATATAAAATACCCAATGTAGCAGTTCAAAAATGGAATAATTTAACAATAAGTGTTGATGGTCGAACATTAGATGTATATTTAGATGGCAAATTAAGAAATTCATTTATTTTGCATGGATTATATAAAAATTATTATGATACAACAATCTCAAAAAATATTTATTTAGGAAATATATCTAATTCAACTAGCGGTTTTGAAGGTTTTATAACCCGCATTCGCTATTTAGGAGACTCTTGTAATCCACAAGATGCTTATAATATTTATAAAGAGGGAATAAACGCTTCATTAGCACAAACATTATTTAATAAATATAGCTTAAAAGTAAGCTTTTTAGAATACAACAAAGAAAAAGCAAGTGTTCAAATTTAAACATAATAAAATAATTTATATTATTTATAATTTATATTATTTATAATTTATATTATTTATATATAAATAATATGAATTCTAATGGAGGAGTATTAGAAAATATTAATAATTATTTTAAGACAATGATACCATATGATACACAAAAGAAATTTGGAGATGTTAGTGAATTTTTATCTTCAAATACAATGATTGCAAGAGGGACTTTTTTGCTAGGAGTATTGATTCTTTTTTCAATATTATTTTATATTGGAAGTAAACTTGTATATTATTTTTTATCTCCATCAGACACGCCATTTTTAATAAGTGGAATGAAAGATGCTACAGAAGCACTTACTATTACTCAAAACTTAGGACAAAAAACAACAATTCCTATTTTAAGAAGTAAAAACGAATACGGGGGTGTTGAATTTACATATTCATTTTGGATATATGTTAATGATGTAAACTATAATGAAACTATAGATTTTAAACACGTTTTCAATAAAGGTTCTTCACCAAGTTCACAAGGCGAAGGAGGTAGTGGAATATTTGGACCAAATAATGCTCCTGGTGTATATTTGTATAATGGTAAGAAAAATATTAGTGATAATTTAATGACTAACTATCCTGTTTTAGGAATGTTAGTAAGATTAAATGTGTTCCATAATAATGAGAGTGTTAATAAACCATATTATGATGATATACATGTAGATGGTATACCAATTAAAAAATGGGTAGGTATTATTATACGAGTCACATCGCAAAATATTTGTGATATATATATAAATGGAACTTTAACAAAACGCCATAAATTGTCTAATATTGTTAAGCAAAACTATGATAATTTATATGTAAATTACAATGGTGGATTTTCTGGTAATTTATCAGATTTGAAATATTATAATTATGCTGTTGGAACTTTAGAAATTGATTCAGTGACTAGTAACGGACCAAATCTTAAAATTAAGAAAAATAGCAATATTGAAAAATCTAAACCACAATATTTGGCAACACAATGGTATTTTAATGATACAGATGTATTAACATAAATATATACAAATTTTTTTTAGAATCTTATAATTTTATATGAATTTTTATAATAACATATAATTTAAATATTCATAGTTATAAATATATTATAACTATGACTATTTTGAATATTAAAAATAACTATATTATTTTAACAAATAATATTATTGATTCAAGTAATGTTGGAAGTCTTTTATATATAAAAACAAATATTAGTGATTTAAGTAATAATAGAACAGACGCTAGTTGGCAAAAACTTTTACAAACTTTAACTAATAATAGTAATAATAATAGTTATAGTAATAATAATACTTATAAAAATAGAATACTAGTGAGTGGAAAAATTAATAATACTGGTAATAATACTATAACTAATTGTTGCTTAATTACCCAAAATAATATAAAAAATAATATGAAATTTCTATTTGATTCATCCAATAATAAAAACGGTAAGCTATTATTTGTGAAAAATTTAAACACAAATGATAATTCATATAATTATTTATTTTATGATTTAAGTAATACATTATTTGAAAAAAATAAATATTATACTATTAATAATTATTTAACTACAACTACTGATACCAGTTATAATCGTTATAGATTTCATTTAAATTATTATTTTAGTAATTCTGACATATATCAAAAAAATATTCGCGATTATTTATATTTAAATTATACACTTGGTTCACTGAGAGCTAGTTCTAATGACCTAAGTTATGCTATTATAGGTATAAGTAATGAATTTTCTTTTATAGATGTAACAATAGATAGTTCTACTAATATAAATTTTAACGAATTAAATTTTAAAAGACTAGTAATTGATAATAACGGTCATAATAGGTTTACAAGTGATAATAGTTTTACAATATTACAACAAAATAGTTTCTATCGTATAAATCGTAATATATTATCTTATAATAAATTAACATTAGACTTTAAACATGTTAATTATTATGATTTTAGTTTAAATTATGCATCTAATTTATATAACTCATATAATATTAATACTATTAAAACTTTCTTAATAAAAACTAATAATTTAAGCACAATACAAAATATAAAAAAAAATAGCAAAATTATTTTTGGTTCTAGTTCTAATACAAGTATTATATATCTTACTAATGTAAAAGTATTAGATTCTGATAGTAAGTTATATACTAGGGATATAAGTTTTAATAATCAAAATAAAAAATTGCATAGAGATTTTTCAAATACTATATTTTTAGGACTAGGCAATCGCTTAACAGGAATTACACAGCACGATATATATAGTCATGTTCATTTTTCCATATATCCTAATAATAAACATATTATTACATTTAAAAAAAATATAAATACAAACATAATTAATAGCAAATTTCCGACTCTTAAACCAAACTTAGATAAATATTATTTACTAGATATCAGTTTAAACTATGCTAAAATTAGCAATAGTCATAATATAAATAATACAATAAACTATAACAATGTTTTAACTAATAATGTAGTATCTCAAGGAAGTAAGGTTTTTAATATAACCTCACTACCTATACTTAATCCTTCAATTAATTATTTTAAAAGTAGTTACAGCAACTTGGCTAAAATAAATTATGTGGTTGATAATATATATTCTATAAGTTTTGAAAGTGTAGCTAAATCAATGAGTGTAAGATTAAAAAATATTATAAGGAATCCTACTGATATAAATCTTATAAATTATATAGACTTAGAAGGTATTAATATACCAGCAACTTCTTATTTTGGTTATGATCTAAGATTTAATTATAGTAAAACTTTTTATATACTTAATGATTTAGATATATATTTAAATCCGAGGTCAAGTTTTTTAAATTTAAAAAATAGTTATTACAATTTTGATATAATAAATTTTTATACTTTAACAATTGCTAATTTAGTTAAAACATCTCGTGTTAGTGATTTTGCAAATGTAGATTGTATTTTTATTTATCATGACCCTATTAATGATCCTGACCCGCGATTTAGATATCCTAATAATAATATAGAAATTAAAAGAGACGCTGAAATTGATACATTATCAAAAGCAATTGAACAATACCGTGGTACCGGAGGACGCACATCCACCACAAATGCGGCGTTTGTTCCTGCTCAAAATGGCAGCAATTTATCAAGAAAAATGATACAAGGAATTATTGGATTAAATAATATTCCAAAATTATTATCTATTGTACCATACGATCCAAGTTTTATAGATGGTAGAGGATTTCTTAATCAATACCAAATAACCGATACTTGCATTACTACAAATTGTGAAAAAGTTGATGTAAAACAAAATGCAATAAAACATGACTCGGTTAAAAATAATCGAATTTATTTATCAAATTCATTAAAAAAACAAAACTTTGCTAATTTAGTTAAGTCAAATAGTCGAAATAGAGTATCTCAAGAGTGCATAAATAATAACACAACTACAAATATAAGAAACGTGGTGTCTATAAATAATAGTACAATTAATGCTGATTGTACTAATATTAGAAAAACTCCTTTTGTTATGTTTACAAAAGGTAAAGGAAAATATTTAGGAGCATAATTGGTTATAGTTATATTATAATGAAATATATTATAATATAATATATCTTTTTAAGATAATATAGGACGTTGATTATTTTCATATATCATTGGATAAGGCATTATAACATGTTGTTGTTTCTCAAAAAAATCTTTAAATTCTAAATTTGTAATATTTGGAACAACAGGTTGGCAAGGAGTTTCTAAATTAGTTGAACCAATACCTCTTAATTGTGATTCTATATCTATAGAATTAGTAGCCAATGCTTCTCTAGATAAATGACTTGGCATATATCCTAATGAAGGAATACATTCGCTAATAGGTCTACCCGATGATGAGTGTAAATATAAATTCTCTTGCAATAATTTTTCTGTGTTAAATTTTTCTAAATTGTAATTCAATTG